ACAGTCAAGAAGATTGGTATGACCGCAGCAGCCCAAGAGGCACTGGCAGACATGGACTATGAAGCCAGCTGGCTTGAGCCTATGTTCGGACCTATGTTGTGTCCCCCTACCCCTTGGACCAAGTTCGACACCGGCTGCTACCGAGATGCCAGGCTGGCAAGTGAGGTGTCCCTGGTACGCACGGCCACCAACGAACAGCGCATGGCGATGTGCCACGCGATTAAGAAAGCAGGACCTGACGGCCTAGAGTGTTTGGAGGCGCTTAACGCCATTCAAGCAACCCCTTTGGCGATAAACAAGCAAATGCTTGAGCTAGTCCGCTGGGCGTGGTTTTGCGATATTCCTATTGAAGGGTTCCCAACACGAAACCTACTTCCAAAGCCTCGGGCTCCAGGTGACTGGGGAGCTTGTGATGCCGAAGCTAAGAAAGGCTACGCGTTGCAATGCCGCGAGACAGCAGAGAGCAACCGAGACACTGCATCCCAGACAGTTGTCATGAGCCAAGATTTAGCAACCGCTATAGACCTATCCAACTTCGATGAATTTTACCTTCCGTGGAACCTCGACTTCAGAGGCCGCTGCTACCCAGTTCCACATTTTAATTACCACCGCGACGATCATATGAAGTCTCTCTTTGAGCTACGCAGAACTCAGCCTATGGATCAGGATGGTGCATCCTACCTAGCGATCCACATCGCTAACTTAGGTGACTTTGACCGCGTGTCGAAGAAGTCTTTCCAAGAGCGTGAGCAGTGGACTTCTGACAACACCGACTGGCTACTGTCTTTAGCCGCCGATTACAAGGGAACTGTTGCAGAGTGGTCCGAGGCAGACAAACCTTTCCAGTTCATGGCTGCCGTGTTCGCCTGGGCAAAGTGGATCGAATACGGCGTACTCTATCATTGCCCCATTCCCTGTTCCTTGGACGGGGCGAATAACGGGCTGCAACATTACAGTGCCGCTTCGCTCGACGAAGACGATGGTGCTGAGGTCAATCTGACTCCCTCTGAGTCGCCCAGGGACATCTACCAGAAAGTTGCAGACATGGTGAACCAGGTCGTGGCCGTGGTTGCGGCAGATTATGCACACGAACACCAGCAAGTAGCGCAGGCTTGGTTGGCATACGGCATCACTCGAAAAGTCTGTAAGCGAAACACGATGACTTATGCGTATTCTTCAGTCGTCCACGGCATGGGCGATCAGCTAATCGAAGACATCATGACTCCGCTAAGTAAACTTGTCCTGTTGAAAAAAATAGACCAGCATCCGTTCGGAACTACTGCTATCAGGGCCGCTAGGTTTCTTGCAAAAATAAACATGGACTGCATTAGGGCAGTGGTAACCTCCGCCCAGTCGGGTATGGAATTTCTACGCTCTGCTGCTGGCGCCCTGGCACACGAAGGGAAACCTGTACGTTGGACCACGCCTATTGGATTCATTGCTATCCAAAAATACACGGAGTATGAGACCAAGAAAGTTAAAATGTTTCTGTACGACAGGGCTACGCACCAAGCAAGCCTAGCCGAGCGTCAGGAAGCCGAGTTGCAAATTGCTCAGATGGACCTAGACGTTTCTTTGCCAGATTTAAAAACGTTAAAGCGTACGCAATTGACGGTTCGTGAGCGATCGAAAACCAAGATCAACAAGCGTAAAAGTAAGAGCAGTATCGCGCCTAATTTTATCCATGGTTTAGACTCAGCACACCTGATGAAGACTGTACTGCGGTGTAAAGATTCGGGCGTCGAGGACTTCTTTTTAATCCACGACTCGTTTGCATCAACGCCGAACATGACCTCGATGGTGTATGCAGCCGTTCGAGAGTGCTTCGTTGAGATGTATGACGGACGATGTGTCTATACGGAATTTTACACAGAAGTGCGTCAGCAGCTCAGTGTCGCTGGGAGAGATAAGCTAGACCTGAAGGTCCCCCCGAAAGGAACTCTGGATCTCCAGGGCATACTTAAAAGCGAATACTGCTTCTCCTAATAACTAAACTCTAAAAACCCCCCTCCTGGTCACGCGAAAGCCTGGCCTTTTTTTCGCCTGTAATTTGCTAAAAACAGAAGTGTCCACCCTTTAGATACCTCCAAGGGAAAAACGCAAATGCATCCAAGAGAACGGGTCCGGCAATTAGTCGAACTCCACACCAGTAAAAACGAAGTACTTCCAGACAAGCTAGTCAAGGAAGCAAACCGACTAGGCATCGAATTACCCAACACCCAAAACCACAACCACTTAGAACACCCATCCAAGGAGAACACCAATGGCTCAACAGAATAAAGTCTACTTTGAAACGAACATCGGACGCGCTCAGTATCCGTGGCTCAACTCACCTGATTCCGCGTTCGGCGGTGAGCCCAAGTACAAAACTAACCTGGTCCTGGAGGATCACCTCGATCTACTCAAGCTCATCCAAGGTTGTGCCCGGGCCGAGTTTGGCGAGAAGGCAGACGGCGCCAGGATGCCCTTTGACTTAGACGAAGACACTGGCGAAATGATCATCAAGGTAAAAAGCAAATATGCGCCTGCTTTCTTCGACGCAACTGGCGAAGAGATATTCGGGGCACAGATCCCAAATCTATGGGCTGGCTCAAAAATACGAATAGGTGGATATGCATCGCCTTACTCAGTTTCTGGATCAAACGGCGTATCACTACAACTCACTAAAGTGCAAATAGTACTGCCAGTCACTGGTGGCTCTAAGACACAATCTGGTGGATTCGATAGTGTCGAAGGTGGCTTTAAAGCTCAGGACCCCGTGGCAGACGAGGAGGTGGAGCTGGATGAGGTACAACTCGAAGCAGCAACGTCAGCTGACCGTTTCTAATGGAATAAAGCATGGTTACCGTAGTGGTCTCGAGGACAAACTGAGTAAGCAGATAGTTGCAGCAGGACTCGAGGTCCACTACGAAACAGACAAGATCAGCTACACCGTTCCTCTACGCCAGGCGAAATACACTCCCGACTTTAAGCTACCAAAGACTGGTGGCTTTTTTTATGTCGAGAGCAAAGGCATTTGGGATGTGGCTGATAGACAAAAGCATCTGCTGATCAAGGAGCAGCACCCGGGCATCGATTTAAGATTCGTCTTTTCCAATGCCAACAACAAATTGTACAAGGGATCGAAATCCACATATTCAAGTTTCTGTGACAAACACAGACTTCAATGGGCTCATAAAACTATCCCGGACGAATGGCTCAGAGAATGAGTCAAGACCTAGAGATCACCTGGCAACGGGTGGTCTTTTTTTTAAAATTTAGAGGGGCCACAAGTGGAAATTAAAGATAAAGAAAACGGTGCAAAGTTCGTGATGCATATTCCCTGCGAAGAGTGCCAGTCGAAAGACAACGCGGCACTGTACTCAGACAATAGCACTTACTGTTTCGGATGCGAAGCTTATGGTCATGGTGACGATAGCATCCGAGTTCCTGCACAGAAACTAAACAGAGCATTACTCACGGGTACTTACTCGGCACTGAAAGCCCGTGGAATTACAGAAGCAACATGTCGTAAATTTGATTATCAGGTCGGCATGGACGGGAACCGCCCCGTTCAAATTGCTAACTACCAGGACGAAAATGGTCAAGTAGTTGCACAGAAGATTCGTGACCAAGATAAGAATTTTAAGATACTCGGTGACGGAAAGTCTGTCGGTCTGTTTGGTCAGCATCTGTGGAGCGGTGGCAGGATGATCATTGTGGCCGAGGGCGAGATAGATACGCTTTCGATTAGTCAGGCCCAAGGAAATAAATTCCCAATAGTCGGACTACCACTTGGCGCCCAGGGTGGTAAGAAGGCGCTGCTCAAAGCGTGGGACTACCTCCTCCAATACGAGTCCATTGTCCTTGTCTTCGACCAAGATGAAGCTGGGCGTAAAGCTGCCCTGGACTGTGCCGAGGCACTCCCGGTCGGTCGAGTCAAGATTGCGAAGCTACCTATGAAGGACGCTAATGAGTGTCTTAAAGCTGGTCTTGAAAAGGAAATAATCAACGCTGTATTCCGTGCAAAAGATTGGCGCCCGGACGGCATCATTTCGTCTGACTCACTTCTTGAAGAAATGAAAAAGCCAACACCAGGTATCGACGTCAGCTACCCCTTCCCAAAATTAAATGAGATGACCAGGGGAATAAGGACCGGGCTTGTGACAATTTGTGCAGGAACCGGAACGGGCAAAAGCACATTCATAAAAGAGATCGCCTACCACCTACATATGTCTGGCCATCCCTGCGGCATGTTGATGTTTGAAGAGAGCAACGCCATCACGATGAAGTCCATGGTTGGTATTCACCTGGATAAAAACATTGTGACCGATAGCTGGAGAGCCACTGAAGATGAGATCGAGGCAGCCTATTACGATTTTAGAGGTGATAGCGAGGTCCACCTTTTTGAAGACGGGGGTGTCACCGCAGTCGACATCGTGGTTAACCGCATCCAGTACATGGTCAAGTGTCTCGGCTGCAAATACATATTCCTTGATCCCATCAGCGTCCTGGTTGCAAGCGCAACTGGCCAGGTAGCAGATGAGCGCCGGTTCATCGACCAAGTGACAATCACACTCCGCAACCTAGTCCAAGAGTTAGACATCTGTTTGTTCATCGTCTCGCATCTAAAACGTCCAAGTGGCAAAGGCCATGAAGACGGCGGCAAGGTGAGCCTATCCGAAATTCGAGGATCGTCAGGTATCGCGATGCTGAGTGACCAGTGCATCGGGCTCAACCGAAGTGAAGAAACTCCGAGTGATGACAGCAGAGAAATTTGGTTGCTGAAGAATCGCTTTACTGGGGAAGTAGGACCAGCAGACAACCTTATGTATTTCAGGGAAACAGGAAGGCTATTGGTGAACGATACGCCAGATCGTTTCTAAAAATTAACAATGTAAACCATGAGTAACAAACAGAGGGTATTTAAAATGGAATCAGTAGATCACGAAGAAAAGTTTCTTGAGTATCACAAAGAAAACCCACATGTCTATGAGCTGTTTAAGAAGTACTGTACCGCAGCATTTGAGTCAGGACGCCGACACTATTCTGCCTACGCCATCTTTGAGCGAATCAGGTGGCACCACGACATCGAAACCAAATGCGAATTAGGTTTTAAGCTCAACAACAATCACCGTCCTTACTACGCCCGGATGTACCAAATGCAGTTTCCAAACCGTGCTCACTTCTTTCGGACCAGGACTGTTCGAGGAGAACGTCAAGAAGATCAGATGGAGTTAATCGCATGGCGCTGATATTTGATTTAGAAACAAACGGCTTACTCAAACAACTGGATAGGATTCATTGCATTGCGATACTCGACACAGAGAAGAATGATGGGGCTCAGATTTACAGTGGCAGCCAAATCAAAGAGGCACTCCAGCTGCTATCTGATGCTGAAGAAATCGTTGGACACAACGTCATCAACTTCGACGTCCCTGCAATTCAAAAAGTCTGCCCAGGTTGGAAATCCCGAGCAAAAGTAACAGACACCCTGGTCCTCTCTCAGCTATTCCACGCTGACCTATTATCAGAGGACTCCGCACAAAAGCTACGCTTGATTACAGGAATGGACACCTATGAGGCCCTGCCTAATAACCTCTGGGGACGTCATTCACTGAAGTCTTGGGGCATGCGAATGGGCACCATGAAGGGTGACTATGACGGCGGCTGGGAGGAGCTCAATGATGACATGCTGGTCTACTGTAAGCAGGATGTGACGGTGACGTATCTGCTCTACAAAAAGCTGCTCGTTGACGGCGCAAACTTTAGTCAACACTCAATAGACACTGAGCATACGATGGCAGAAGTCTGTGATCGCATTGGCAGTAATGGGTGGACTTTTGACATAGTCGCAGCGG